ATTTAAATTCATAATATAACTTAATTTATTTGTTTATAACTTTTAATATAAGAACCTTTTTTAGGGGAGACAAACTATTTTATTCTCCTTATTAATTTATATTTCCCTCTTTTAGGATTAACATGGGTCCAAAGAAAAGGACCTTTATTATCTTCAGGAAAACCATTCCATTCTATCGGTTTGCCATTTTTATAAAAATCATCTTGGAAATTATCTGAAACTGTTTCTATGGGGTATTTGTTTATTTTTTCATATTGAATAAATCCTTTTTCTCCTGTTTCTGTGTTTTCTATTTCATATTTCATTATCTCTGGGGGGGAAATAGGAGATTTATGTTTTTTTAAATATATTCTTTCTTCTTCATATTGAGGTACTTCATCTATTGATATTTCTTTTCCCATACTGTCTAAAATTTTAAACCCATATTTTTTAGTCATTAATTTAAAAAAATTTAAATCATTCTTTCCAGAAATATCTTCATCTTCCATTTCAAAATCAATCAAATCAGCATAAAATATTACTTTACCTTTGGGAGAAAGGGCATCATTTATAGTTTTTGTAAAATTTTCTTGATTAGAAATATAATGAGTAATTTTAGAGGTTATAATATTTGGAACTTTTGGTAAAGAAATATAATTATTTAAATTATGTTGAATATAATATACTTCATTATATTCTTCATTTAAGCCATAATCAACTGCTTCTTCACCAAATTCATCCGGACTCATTGTATCAATATGGACATATCCTTCTTCTTCAGGCATTCCTCCACCCCCCATATTATAACCTATAATATTTGAAGGCAATGAAGAGATAGTTTCATATTTATAATCTCCATTATTAAAAGTAAAATAATATATCTTATTTGAAATTATTTCTTTTAATAGGTTTGTTAATTTTATCATATTAATTTAAAATTTAAAATATATTCCATTCTCCCCCCATTTCATTTTGAAAGGTTATTTTTTTATCTATTATTTCATTAGAAGATATGTTATTTACATAACATCCATACCACCCTATTCCTTTAGTTTTATTAATATTTAAACCATAGGGTATTAGTTCTGAAAGTGAGGTATCTTTAGATAAATCTAGGTTAGGTTTTCTAGTGATTCCAAAACTTTCTAAATCAAAATCATCTAAATCTAAAAACACATCCGTAAGTGGTTTTTTAAATTTTACCATAAAAATTTCTACTTCTTCAATTTCTACTCCTTCAGGTTCAGTTATAAAAGACCATATTCTATTAGAGCATAATATAACATCTTTTCCCCCCATACTTCCATTTGGGTTTAAAGTACCTAAAAAGTTTTTAGGAATTTGATCTTTAGAGATAGAATATTTATTTCCTTCTAAGTTAAGTTGTTGGTTGTTAGGGGAATTCAATAACCAAGTAGCATATAAAATAACTTCATTCATTTTATAATCCTCATTAAGTATACCTGCTAAGATTTGCATTCTCTTAAATTCTTTACTTAAAATTGGTTTTTTCATACCTCAAAAATCTTGAAAATCTTTGTATTAAGTTGTTTTAACTCATTATGTTGAGTAAGAAGAATACAATTTCTATAATGTTGCCAATCTATCATAAATGTATTATCAACAACACCATTGTTTAAACCTTTGATAAGTTGGTTTAAAGCATTTATTGTATATAAAGAGTTTGTTTCTTTTTTTCTATGTACCAATATAGTATTTTCTGGGATACTGTTGATATTACCTTGGTCTATATTGTAGGTGATGGCATATTCGTTATTACTTTTTACATGTAATACAAATATTTTATTATATAATATATCATACTTTCTTTTTATATCGGATATTAATATATCCATATCATCGAATGATGTGAAAGTACATAGTAATCTGTTACCCATTGAAAATATATCAGTTATGTTAAAATCGTACTGATTATACGTATGTTCAGGGGTGGGGGAAATTTGGTTTGTCATAACTGGTTATTGGAAATTATAGTTTATTCCTTTTTTAAATTTAATTTGTAAATTATATTTTTTAAATATGTTGGTTATTTGTTTGAATGTTTCTTTTTCTGTTTTATCCACATCAAAGAGAAATGAATCGTAAACATATAATACAAGTTTTGTATTTTTTCCTCTAAGGAGTTTTAAAATATCCCATAATATAAGAATATTTTGTGCGGTTTCCAAATTTTGATTGTGATAATTTAAAAGTTTTTGAGGATACATATCCTCTAACTTATCTTTTTCAAAAACATGGTTAGATATTGGACATGTTATTTTTCCTGTTGTTTTAAAAATGTTCCATAATTCTTTAACATATTCATCTATTTTCTGAAAGAAATCTATATGTTTATATTCATCTTGTATTCCTCCATATATTTGTCTAAAGGTTATTTCTTTAGATGTATTATAATCTACATTATATATTTTAGCAAAATGTTCATGGAAATCCTCCTCGGGTAAAGTATATCCCAATAAATTAGCTAATAAGGTTGGATGATATGCACTGATATCTATTTCTATAAAATAGTCATTTCTAGGGATAAAACTTTGCCTTTCTCCTGTATCTTTTTTTAGAGCCGCAAAGTTTATACCATTGAATGAATTTGCTGGTCTAGTGGTTAAAGTACTAAGATTATATTTAGTGTAAATGTATTCTGAATTTGTTGAGGAGAAATATTCATTGAATATATTGGGGTTTATTTTTATCCCGTTTCTTTCTATAGAGTTAAATACAATGGTGGTTTTGTTGTTGTAAAATGGGTTTACATGGGATGAAAAATAGGGTTGTAATTTTTGAAAATTATCCTCACATACCTCATAATGTTTTACTATTGGTATGTATGAGAGATGTTTGAGGTGTAAATGATTTGTTTATAAGATTTAAAGAAATAATATTTTTATGGAAAAAATAATGTAAGAATTCTTTTTTATCTATAACATATATTTTTTTTATACTATTGATTAGTTGTTGAACTAAATTAAAATCCACGTGAAATGCCTCGCTATGATTAATAGGCACCATATGTCCCTTAGTTGCCGATATCGGCCTAATATACACGGTAGAAACGTTGTTTTCAACGGGGTGAAATGTGGGGGATGATGGTATAATTTCGATATACGCTTCCTCATATTGAATTTGAGAAAAAATATCAATCTCGTTTGTATTTTCTATTAACCAAAACATAGGTTAAATGTACAAACTTTATTTTAAGAGGCCAAATAGTACTTTAGATAATCCTCTTTTAAATATTGTGAAAAACCATACCATTTTTGACGTTTTTCAAGTAGGGCTATGTTGTTTTTATTGGCAAGAAATGTTCCTTCTCTATCTCCATTTATCTGCCATACTATAAATTGTGGCTCATATAGATCCCAGGCTATTTGTGTATCTTTAATTTTTAGTTTATCGTGTGTTTCTTTGTTTATCTCAATGTATTTTAACTCATTTGTTTTTTTACAGAAATAACGGGTGAATGAACCTAAAATATAGTCTTGAAGGGATGGTGAAGGTTGGTTGAATAGAGGAAGGAATCTTTCTTGTAATATGTTGGGATTATATTGAGGTAAAGGTAGGATCAATATTGGATTATTTTCACCGGGTTCATCAGATGAAGGAGTTAATTCAATAAGTAATATATTACTACCATCATCTGGAAATTTCCCAGTATATTTATCTCCATTAGAAGTTTTATAATAATATCCTTTATAATTTTGTTGGTTGGTAGACAAAATATATTCGTCTCCATTAGTATATAAATTGGTTTTTATTTGAGATTTTGGATAATACATTTTATATAATTTTTTATTCTGCAGGTCCCCAATATTCAAAATGCCATATTTCATCTACCCCGGAATTGTCTGAGAGTCTCCAAGGGTTATAAAATCCATATTTAATTCCAATTTCTGCTATTTGTTTATATATAGGATATTTTATACGAGCGTTTCTATTAATGGTGGGGTTTGTACTTCCTTTTACTAATTGATAAAGATTACTAAAATCTACAGCGATTCCATACCCATGTGGACCTCCTCCTGTATTTGCACCGAATCTAATAGCTGAGGATATTAGGAAAGGGATGTTTTTTTGTTGCATTTCGTTATACCAAAGAAAAAATTGTTGAGCTGCTTTTTTTTCAAGATAATATTTCCCATCCAATATTTTAGTTGTAGTCATTCCTTCAGCAAAATATTTTGGGTTTTTATTTGCATCTCCTATTTCTATTAATTTACCTTGTTTTACTAAATTTAAAACTTGATTTTTGTTAAAGTTTCTTAAATCAATTTTTGTTTTTATATATATTGGGGTAGTTATAGCATTTGAAATACCTGTTTTATTAGGATTAATGAATGGGGCTGGGTCTTCTCCGGGAAGGGATGGGATAATAGGTGCATTAAATGTTACTCCTAAAACATTAACACTACTTGGTACGGTACTATCACTTGATTTAGCTATTAAGCTTTTTAAATAATTATATATTTCTTTGTTATTACTATTTGACATGTTATAAAATAATTATTATAAAATTTGGTACTACTATTATATTTTAATATAAGTTGATTTTTATTTAAACATTAATATTGGTTACATAAGAGGGTATGGGTGCTGCATTGCCTCCATTTGCTGGGTTCCAGCCCCAATTAAAACCAAATTTATTATTATTACTATTTCTTTGGATTTTTTGTTTCATTCTACTTGCAGGTTGATTAGATCCAAGGAAATCAGTTCTTCCTTTTATAAAATTTCTTGCATTTTGTTGTAATGTAGGGTTTTTTAAAGCCTCAACTACTTTTTGTAATGTACTTATTGGTAATCCTGTAGCAATACTAGCTGTTTGTATGTCTTTAATATTAAACCATTCAATGTTAGCTTTATATTCAGTTCTAAATACAGGGAACCTCCAAGTAGGTTCATATTGTGAGTTTGCTAAAATCTGATCTACTATATCTGATCTATATCCAATATTTCTTCCTCCTAAATTTCTGTTATAAATGCTTTGGGCAACGTCTGCATATCCCTGGGGGTTATTGTCTTCTCTGGAGCATATAGCTACTAATGTCCAAAATCTTTGATTATCATCAACATTACTGATTGATGGTTGTGATCCTGCGGATGCTCCGGCTACTATTCCTGCAGCTCCTGCTGCTCCTGTTGATGCTCCTATTGTTTGGGTTGAAGTAGTAATTTGGGGTCTATTTATTATTTTTGAAGGATCTATAAATGAATTAGGTACTACTGTTGTCTCTAAAGTTGTTTCCCAATCTTGGTTTGATATTTTATGAGATACTCCTTTTATTATAAAATGTAATGAATCAGGATAGTTTTTAGGTAAAAAACGAGTTGAAACATTTAATTTATTATATATTTTTATTCCTGAAATACCATCCATAGTTATTCCTAGGTTAAAAGGGATAAATCCGTTTGTTGAGGATGAGAATGTATCTTGTTCTTTTTGAGCTATATAATTTAAATATTTGTAATATTCTTCAACTATACTTAGATTACTATCTATAACAGTATCATCTAATATGTTGTTTCCTTCACCATTTAATCCTAATATTTTTTCACCTGATTGTAAATATTTTATGTAATTTGTTTTAGGTTCTTCTGAATTTGTTGTAGAATTTTGTGGGGTGGAAGAAGGGGGGAGATATTCTTCTTTAAATCTATCTACAATACCTTTATTCCATTTTGAGAATATTGTTGCCTCTGTTCCTTTTACATATCCACCCGCGGTAGCACCTATGGTTACCATAGAGGCATATTCTGGGGTGATTTGGGTTTTTAAATCGAGATTTCGAACAAAATTTGAACTTTTAAATGCCGGGTTATATCCAAATACTTCTAATCCATATGGGGTTTTGTAAGCATTATCAGAAATATAAGATCCATCTATTATATTTAGTGTATTATTATCTTCATCAACTATTGGTTCAAGATTATTTATGCCCCCTAATGCCCTATTTAAATCGTTACATATAGATTGAAGAAATGGAACTAAAGCTAATTTATTATTTTCATCTAAATTACTATCAATAGCATTTTGTATGGTAGAGAAATTAATATATATATTCTCTATTCGAGCTACTCCTACATTTTCATTTCTCCATTCTTTTAATTGAGGAAAAATTATATTATTATCTATTTCACCTTTAACAATACATATTCTAGGATCAAAGGATATTTGATTTGGATAATAAAGCATATCTCCTTTAGTATTAATTCCTATTATTTCTTCTCCATTATTATTTACAGGAATACAAAATTCAACTACCTTACTTAAAAGGTGACCAAAATTCATATAATAATTTAAATTATTTTGTCCTATATTAGTTTCTCCTTCTTCTTGATTTTCTGAGATATAATCAAAATATATAATATCTTTAATGTTTTCTATATTTCCATCATATTCAAGAGACCATTTAATTTCAAACCAAATATCAACCCAAGTAAATTGAGTCGGAAGAAATTTAACATCGGGGTTTTGGCTTTTAAATAACAATACATCTGTCTCTGAAGCTCCATAGAATTGAATCCATTCTATATTATACTTTTTATCTTTAAATTCTTTTATTTTTTCTTGAGCTAAATCAAAAATTTTAAATATATTAAATTGATCCAAAAAACCTAATTCTTCAGATTTATAAATATCAGATACTAAATTATTTAATGGGGGTTCAACAAAATAGCCAATACCTTTTGCAGAAGGTATGTAATAATATATAGTTTTATTAGGTGAAATATTATTATTAGATTTTTTCCAAATATATAAATACTCAGAAAGTATATCTTTAGGTTTATCTTCTTCTTGAAGATTAGTTAATTTTGGGGAGACATTTGTTTTTAAAGATTCAATTACATCTCCCAAACTAATAAGTGTTAAAGTGATATCATATGAGCCATCAGGGTTAAATGTCCAATCAAAATTTGATATTTTGGCTAGTAAACCATCATAATTTCCTGATTTTGATTTTCTATATTCTGATATTTTGTTAAGGAATTGTCTGTGTGATTTAGCTGTTGTGGAAAAAAATCCGTTTTCTGCTTCAATCAAAGTATAACCCATTTGTTCAACACCCCTTTTTTCGATTGTTGTACTAACACTTCCATCATCATTTCTTTGTTCTATTTTTTTATCATTACTTATATAATGACTCCATCCCCACTCCAACAATACTGTATATCCTAAACGCATGTATAGAATATCTAGGATATCAAATTGATCTCTACTATATGCTTTGATTTTGACTGTGGCTTTTTTGATAGAACCACGGTTCATATTTTTTACATCTACACTCTCTATTCCGGGGGGTGGGACAAAACCAAAGTCTAGGTTTTCTTTTTGTTGTTTTGCATTTACATTATATGTATTTCTCCAAACTTGATAAGTTTTGAATCCTTCCAGTTGTTGAAGTGTTGTTGAATTATCAGATTTAAAAGATGTTCCTCCAAATAAAACATATTTTTTAGCTAAGTCTGTACCTTGACCAATCCCATTCCATCCAAGATCTTTTATTCGTTCATCTCCTTTTAATGAAACACCAGATGCTAATTTCACCCAAGCTGTTTTTGAATTCAAGTATTGTAAATCCTCTACAGAACGATTTTCTTTACCATGTATTTTTTGCCTTTTGTTAATTTGGTCACTAACATATGTTTGAAATTGTTCTCCTACTATAGCCATAACTTTATTATAAATTTAATGCATCAAATTGTGCTTGTATTTCAAATATTCTACTTGCTGAGGGTATTCTGATTTGAGATCCAAATGGTGGTATAAGTGAATCTTGAGGTAGGTTTGGATTTGCTATTGAAATTACCCACCAAAGGGATGAATCACTATAATATATCCTAGCTAAAGTATCATATCTATCTCCTCTTGTAGTATACACATAAATATCTGAAAAATCAAGGGGGATTTCAGGGTATTTTACCATAGAATATCTCCTTTTAGGATTATCTAATGTTGTTATAGTTGGTATGGATGTGTATCTAGCCATTTTTTATTAATCTGGGGGTAAGATTGGGGTGGGTGATATAGGAAAGGATTCTGTTGGGTTAGGTATATCTTCTAATGGAATATTTTGTTTTAATCCTTCTTGCCAATTTTGTTTGAATGGGATTTGGTTAGTTATAAAACGTGTTCCTATTCCTTTTTTAGGATTATTTTGTATTTCTGGTCTGAATTGGTGGATTGGGGTAAATTTTAAACCTGTTACTTTTATCATAAAAGGTAATTCATCAGGGTTTGGGTCATTTTCTTTTCTTTTTTCTTTACCTGCGATTCCTATCCCGGGGGTTAGGGATAATTCCCACGATGATTCCTCAGGTACATCATATGTAATTGAGGAAATAAATCCAATCTGTTCATATATGTAATCTCCTACAGTTAATTTAACTAAATTTCCAGCCATATATCCTTGCCCAGTATAATAAGGGGCAAGTGAGGAAGCAAGGTAGTTTAATTTTTGATACATACCATTCATTTCCCCTTGAGATTGGGCAACAACCGTAAATGATAAAGATATATCTCTAGAGAACCCTTCATATTTGTAGAATTTTTCTCCTCTACCCATATATGATTGAGCTTTCCAATCTGATGAATATGAATCTGAGAATGAATCTATATATGCTCTAAAATTCATATATGTTGTATTATTGGGAGAGGCATTATCTATGACTCCTATTCTGAAAGCTATTAAGTCGTTATAATCAGCATGGTTATATCCATAATCTCTTTTAGTTTTATATATAGGGGAACTGTTTATTTTATCTATTATTTGGTTTTTTTCTGTAACATCTGCAGCCCATGTTCCTTTTACAGCTCCTGGGTCTCCTAAATTTACTCTAGTTTCTATTCTTGCTTTATTAAGATATTGAGAAGTGTCATTATATTTTTTATCTATAGCAACTACATAAGTATCATTTCCATTGGGTTGTAACAGAGTAGTATCTTTTGATTTGGGAATGTTTGGGGTAAGTTTTATACTTTCTGAGGATTCTACATATAATGAATCAGAAATAGTAGAAGAATTTGTAAAATTAAAGATATCTTTTTCTATCTCTCCTATATTCAACCCTGTTTTTTGTATATCATATGTTGGGTTAGTTGATACACCTTTTAATAAGATTTCTGTATTAAATGTTCTATCGCCTTTTCTAGGATCTTTTTTTAATTTTATACTTCCAGTAGATTCTATATATAATGAGCCGGATTTATTGGAAGATGGATTAAATTTAAGAATATTATTTTCTTTTGTAGAAATTTTTTCTCCTATGTTAATCCATTCTGATTGGTTTGGGATGTTATATATTGGATTAGATGTAATATTTTTTAATAGTTTTGTAGTATTAAATGTTCTAAGACCTTTTCTAGGATCATCTATTTCAAACATATCTACACGTATGCTGTTATCCCCAGTACGTTGATCTGCAAATTTGATTTTTGTTTTACCTACACCTAAAATAGATCCAGGCCCACCACCATACTCATACAATATAGGACTATTAGAAATAACATTTTGTTTTTCATTTAAAAATCGTATTAATCTGTTTTTATTTGATGGAGGAGAGAATAGTTCTTCTTTTGCAACATCCTCATATTTGTTAAGAGATAACCCAGGTATTAACCCCGTTGGATCAATTCCCATTCTATTTAAACGTGTACCTGTAAATCCTACTCCAGCTTGAGCTAATGTTGATAATGGAGTATACACACCAGCATTTAAAGCACCTCCAGCATATGCTGCACCTTTTGATGCTTCTGTTTTAACAGATGTGCGTGATAGAAGATTTTCTTTAGCTGTATATAGTAATCCTTTTACTCCATCTGTGGCGTATTTGGATAATCTAACTACATCTTCTAAGGCGCGTTGAGGAGCTTTTATCCCACCTCGTATGATAAAATCATTACCTCCTGTAGAAGATATTGGATTATCTGAGATTGGTTTTTGGATGTATGGTTGTTTACTAGAACCACCACCTGGTCTATCATTACCAAATTTAAGTGATTTTAGTAAGGTGTCGCCATCCTTTAATTTTAATAAAAGTCCCATTTATATTGGATTAACCTGGTAAATTATCTAAATACTGCTCTGGTGTCTCTCCATTCAAATCCAATTCCGAAGGTGTAGGGTATCCTAGAAGGTTTGGGTTTCCGTTGATAGAATATTCATTGTGAAGAGTTGATTGAGGATTTGATAAATCTAAGTTTGGTGGAGTTGTTCCATCAAATTGGCTTAGGTTTGATCCTTCTTCTGTTAATTTGTTTAATAGTCCCATAATATTATTTTGTTTATAAATATTAAAAATTATTGAGTTTTATATGATACTAAGTTTAAGGCAACACCTACTTTCTGTCCATCCAACATTACATCACCTCCCGCTGATATTAAGTCTATTAATTGTTGCAGGAGTGTGTTAGTTTTAGTCATATCAACTACTGTTGTTGATTGTGGGGATGAGGATTGTGATTTATTTTTATCAAAGAGGTTTGTTCCTGCTATTATACTATCGTCTTTGTCCAGTTGAATGGAGCCTTTTGGACCTGATACTACCATTTCACCTCCGGGACCAATAACACCGTCTTTTATAAAATTTAAAGGAGTTAATACTCCTGCTGTGGATACTGATCCGATGATGGGGGAAACTATATTATTTAATAATTCTCCTACTTTATCTAGTGGTCCAGTAAATTTTTCTATAATTTGACCTATTTTACCAAATAATCCAAATATCATTTGTACAGGCCCTAAAATTAACATTGCTATATCATTACCATCTTTTAACCCCTGTACAAATGATGAAACTAATTTTCCTAATCCTTGAAAAGCAGTTACAATTGGTTGTAAAACAAAATTAATGGCAGGCATTACAACTGTGGCTATAGAAGATAATATATCAAATATGGGTGCTAAAGCATCCATTACTTGCACAAATATTTCTCTTAATTTTTCAACAGAAGCATTAAATTTATCTTGTGCTGATTGTTGTTCGAGTTTTTCAGCTGTTTCTTCCCCTAACATTTTAACAATTTCGGACTGTGATTTACCTTGTGATTTTAAAAGGTTATATCTTTCAAGAGCCGTTTTACCCTCAACCATAGACATTTTAGCTAATGCTTCTCTTTCAATTAAAGAAGATGCTAATTCATCTCGTGTTAATCCAACTGCTTTTGCCATAGCCTCTTGCTGGATAACATTCATTTCACCAAATTCTTTTGATCCTTTTAATTGTTTTAGGACTTCTTCGGCGGCTCCTGCTATATCACCCTCTAATGAGAGTTGCCTAGCTCTTTCAAGATTTAAATTTTTCCCAGTTAATAATTCTGCTGAGAGTTCATTCTCAATTGATGATTCAAAGTCTAGTAAACTACTAGCTAATGAATTAGCTTGATCAAGGGTTACACCGAATTTTTGAGCTTGAACTACAGCTTTACCTAAAGCCTCAACACTACCACCTAAAGATAATTTTAAAGAGGAAGATGCTTTGTTTACTTCTTTTAAAATTTTATTATTATTTATGGCAAGTTTATTTTGAGAAGCATATGCTGTAGCTCCCCCTAGTGCTGATTTTACATTACTATCTAAACTTTTTCCGGTTGCTAGGGATAATTTTTCAATACCAACCAATTCATCATGTTGAAGACCTGTCTTTTTAACTATGTCTGTCATAGTTATAAGATCTTTTTCATTAAGCATTGCATTAGTACCTAATGCTTGTCCAACAGCTAATTGTGATTCTTGAAGACCCTTTACGGAAATATTAGCATTCATTGAGGAATTTGCTATACTTGCAAATTCTTGTCTCATTTGAGTAGCACTTGAGGCAGACATTCCCAAACCTCTAGCTAATTCACTAATGGATTTTTGGGAGGTTCCAAAAGCAACTATAAGTTCTTTAAAGATAAAATCAAGTATATTAACACTTGTTATCTGATCTTTTAAAGCTTTACCTATATTTTTATATTTGGATGTTTGTGTTTCAAGTTCTTGATTTTGAGATTCTAAATCTTTTATTTTTTGTTTATTAGCATCTTTATCAGTCCCATATCTTTGCTTTAATTGAGAATAAAGTTTCTTATCAGCCCATGATAAACTAGAATATCCTTTATTTTGTAATTCTTGTAATTTATTTATTTGGCTAATTTCATCTTTATTAAGGATGGTTTGGAGGCGAGCTTCTTTGGTTTTATCTATAGCATCTTGTAGTGGTTGAGATAAATCTCCAAATCCCATTTTAGCTAATGCTTTTGCAGCTCCTCCTATACCTACTCCTACTAATCCGATTTCTTTATTTACTTGTTTTTGAGCATCAATTGTTCTATCAATTTCCCTATTGAATAAATCTTGAACTTTTAAAGCTTCTTCTATATCTTGTTTTTCTTTTTTATTAAGATTACCTACATCTAAAGATCTTTGAAGAATATCAAATTTTGTTTTAGCTTGTTGTTGAAGATTTTTAAGTTGTTTTTCACTTAATGATGTTTCTCCTTTTCTATATTCTGTGATTTTTTGAGAAATACTTGATATTCCTTTAAGTGAACTTCGAGCATCTACTAAATATCTATTTTGATTGGATAATTCATTAACTATATCAACAAATGTATCTTTTACATAAGTTAAATCCGAATCCATATCGCGGATTTCTGCTCTTAAACCTTTTAAAGATTCTTTGGCCTTTTCAAGGTCTTTTATATCGAAGGGGGATTGAGGAAGTTTTCCTAACTCTTTTCGGAGTTTAGATATTTCATCATTTACTTTTTTTATATCATCACTTAAAGCCATCTAATATATTTTATTATAAATATTGAAAGCCCACAAAGTTATTTATACTTTGCAGGCTTTTTATTTTGTGGATTAGCGCTCATAAATGCTGGGGTGTTTACTTTACCAGATGGGTCTACTAGAGTTTTACTTCCATTTTTAGAGGTAGAATTATTTATACTATCTGCTTCCTCTTTATAATAGGATTTTATCTGATTGAATGTAAATTTTCTAAGCCATATTGGCATATTATATATTGTATTCCAATCATATCCTCCTTTACCATGAAATACTATCTCATGTATTTGGGTAAATAATGCGGCTCGAATTTGGGGAGCGGTATCAGAACTCAGGCCAAAAAAAGCTAATCCCAATAGGGATGTTGAATCTGTTGCTCCCATCGCTGGGAAAGTAGGACATGTCTACATCTGGTTGTAGTTCTTTAATGTATTCTCTTAATGCTCTAGAATCTTTGGCTAAAAGATAATTGTCAACAAATGTTCGTACATCTTTTTTTTCTGTTTTACCTTCCACTGATGTAATAATGTATTTTAATCTAGTGGATAGTTCAGGTGATGAGTCTTTGTTAATTTTCTTTAGACCTTCCAATTCACGCGTGATATCCTGTTCATCCTTGTGTGTTAAAAAGCGGAACGTTAAATGGTTACCAGAGTGGGGTAAGGTAAATTCAAACTCGTTTTTATCGCTACTTTCTACAATGGTGTGAAGTGGTTTGTTCTCTAAAGTAGATAAATCAACTGTATGTTCTTCTCCAAGATATTCAAAAGTGTAATCTTTTCCATATCCTAAAACACGGGCAGCTATCATGATAGCATTTTTATCTCCGATTAAAAGATCATCATATTTAATTGGGGATACAATTAATGATTTCATCAGTTTATCCAAAACTGTACCATTTTTAATATATGATTGGTTGGTAAGGATATCTTCCTCACGAGCTGTCATATATTTCATTTCTACTACTCCTTTAGCTAATTCTGAATCTTTTGGATAAAGAATACCTTTAGAGGGTAATTCAACAATTTCTGTTGGGATTTTAAATTCACTCATAGATTTTATTTTTTATAACTTTATTTATCATATATAAATATATTGAAAGATAAGAAGCCTACCTAAACTAGGCAAGCTTCTTTTTATATAGTTTTTAACTATATTCTAGTAATTCAAGATGCAATAATCTGGTTGAACTGTCATTGTAATGTTTACTGGAGTACCATCATCATCCCAATTATAATCACCGAATGATGCTTCTGTAATTAATGCTCCTTTAACAATCCATTCTGATACGATATCACCTACTGGACCTACTACATTGAATGTTAAATCTTTCTTATAGAAATCTGAGTATCCATCTCTACCTGTTACAGATTCGTGATGTAAACGAACCCATTCCATTACTGATTGGGCACCGGAAGGAGTAATTGGATCAAATAAAGTGAATTGAATTGTTCCCCAAGTTGTTTTTCCTTTAACATATCTTTGAATGTTGATATGATTAAGGGCAACTGCTGTTTGGGACAATGTTACCGCACCCATTCCTTTTACTAGATATGATGGAATACCATCAATATAAAGTAGAAAGCGATTGGTTTGTTTTGGTTCAAAAGCTGTGAAAAATATTTCGTTTGGGTTTAATACTGCCATTTTATTTTTATTTTAATTCAGTTATACATATTTAATGTTTTACTCTTTTTACCCAGGGAATTCAGCTCCTGTTGGTTGAAGAATGAAATCTAGGTTTATAAATTCTGCTGTACGAGATGGTTGGATATAGATTTGACCTACTAATTGATTTCTATCTATAACATCTGGTGTATTGATTGATTCATCCATAACTACTCTAAAAGCGTATAATCCTTGTTTTTGTTGAATTGCTTCTAAATATGGATTAACTTGTGATAAGAAATTATTGCGAGTAGTGATTGTATTTTGTTCAAATACTAATGTATTAGCTATTTGAGAAATACGAGATTTTAATTCAATTAGTAAACGACGAACATTTATACGATCTAGAGCTGATGCTCCTTTTTGTAATGTTTTCTGACCATATACTGATACTCCAGTTTTTGGGAATGTAGCAATTGGGTTTATATTCGCCTCATATAATGTATCTCTATTTGCTTGAGATAATTTAGATTTAGCGGCTAATACCATTGATAATCCACCTCTGTTTATACCTGCTGGAGCAAACCATGGGGCGGCTACTTTATCATTGTATGCGTATACTCCTGGGATTAAGGTAGATGCTGGGATATGTACTTGTTTTCCTGTTGCGGGGTCATTAATTCGTACCCAAGGCCAGTATGTAGCTGCATATGATGTGTTTCTAGTTGCCGCTTGTGTAACTACATCTGCTAATACCCCATCATAATCTACCATATCAACTACATATAAATTATCTCCTCTATTTATTGTATTAGATATGATGTTTGAGATAACACTAGTATGATGTTCATTTATTAAACCTGGAGTAGATAAGATGTTGAATTGATAATCATCTTTATTTGATAACAAATTAACCATATTTGTATAATCACCTGCTGTAACACCTTGTGTTTGAACTCCGATGTTTTGGTAGAAATTAGCACCAGCTGCTATATCTCCACTTCCACTAAAGAAAGCTGTATTTTGTATTGCTGGAATAGATGCTGTATATGCGGATACTGGATTTCCTGAGTTATCTAGGTAATTTGGTGTTGTTTTTGCTACTTCTTTTACTCTAATATATCTGGATTTATTTGAATAATTACCTGAGGTAATTTCTATTTGATTAGAAGTTGGATTATATTCTACAATTTGATCACCAATTACTTTAGAGATAAATCTTGTTGAGTTTGGATCTAGATTTACATTATTCCACGATTCAAGAATAATTTTATCGTTTGCTTTATCATCACCTCTTCGTACAACTACATTAAATGCTCCTGAGGAAGTATTTGGGGATGTAATTTCAATACGAACATTATCTTTTGTCCCTTCTTCCAATGTACCATCAGGATTTACTGATCCTGAATTATTCATGATAATACCTTCAGAAATAGTTTCAAGAGTAAATACTATATCATTAGCTATATAAGTATTTTCAACATATCCGTTAACTATATATGAACCACTAGTTACTACATCTGTTATAGATGGTGTGTATGAACCTGATGTTACACGAGCAACAATTAATGATTTACCTCCGTTTTGGAAGTAATTGTATGCTGATATTGAGGTTAAATATGAATATGTATCACTTCCGCTGATAAGTATATCACCAAATCTATTTACATAATCAGAATATGAGGTAACTAGGGTAGGAATTTCAACTGGTCCTTTAACAGTTGGACCTATAATTGCTGCTCCAGCTTGTGTAGGTTGTCCTGTTAAAAATGTGTTGTCTATTTCATTAGTAGTTACTCCTGGGGATACTGAGAAATTTGCCATTTTTTATCTATTATTTAATTTTATTATAAATATTATTAGTTTTTTTGAAAAACTATTTTATTCAAAAGAAACTCCTGTAGGGGTAAGATTGAATGTTAAGTATATAAATTCAACTGTTCTGGTTGGTTGCAAATATATAGATCCTATCAATTGGTTGTTATCTATTGTGGTAGGAGTATTATTTGTATCATCCATAACTACTCTAAAAGTGGTTAAACCTTCTCTTTGTTGGATGGATGATAGGTATGGATTAACTTGTGATAAAAATTCATTTCGAGTTGCTACTGTATTTTGTTCGAATACAAGTGTATCTGCGATTTGAGTGATAAAATTTTTAACTTCAATTAATAAACGACGAACATTTACACGATCTAATGAACTTTTTTTCTTTTGTGTTGTTTTTTGTCCAAATACTGTAACTCCTGTGTTTGGGAATGTTGCAATTGGGTTTATATTCGCCTCATATAATGTATCTCTATTTCCCTGAGTTAAATATCTTTCAGCCATTATAGCTGTAGATATAACTCCTCTATTAATACCAGCTGGGGCAATCCAAGGTTCTGCAACACTATCATTAAATGCATATACTCCTGGGATCATGGTTGATGCAGGAACCCAAATTTGTTGGCCTGTTGAAGGATCAATTGTTTTTATCCAAGGCCAATATGTTGTAGCATATGATGAATTTAAAGTAGCATTTGCTGTAGCTAATGCAAGTTGCTGCCCATATTCTACTGTATCATATATCATTAATGAATTACCATTATTTTGGATAACTGAATTTAAAAGATTTAAAACATTAGCATGTGTTCCAAAACTATATATTAATCCAGGAACAGTTATATAATTGTATCTATATGCATCTTTATTTGATAAAAGATTTATAGATTGTGTATATGCACTAGCTTGTAGTCCTTGAATATTATTTTCAGTTATGTTTTCATAATAGTTACCAGCAGTTGATGGTAAAATATTTCCAGTGGCCCCACCGAATGAGCCTGTAGAGGCAATTGGAATAGATGAGGTATATGAAGATATTGGATTTCCTGAATTATCTAGGTAATTTGGTGTGGTAATGTTTACTTGTTTTATTCTAACATAAGATGAATTATTTGAGTAGCTGCCAGAGGTTTGAAGATAAAAATCTGCTCCATCATTAGCTATATTTTGAGTTTGATTACCTATGATTTTTTCAATATAATTTGATGAAAATGGATCAAGTGATAATGGACCCCATGTTTCTAAAATAGAGGGTGAATTTGTTGAATCATCTCCTCTTCTGATTAGTAATGTAAATGTGCCATTATTTATATTTGGGGAGGTAATTTGCCACCTAATATTATCTGCTGAGCCTGAGGGTAATGTACCATCGGGGTTTGGAGTACTATCACTGTTCATGATGATACCTTCAGATAATGTTTCTAGAATAAATACATTATTTAAAGAGCCAGAATCGGGGATGATGGATGAGGTTGCAGGAGTAAAAGATCCACTTACCACTCTAGTTACCAATAATGTATTTCCAGCGTTTTGGAAATAATTATATGCTGATATTGAGGTAAAGTATGAATAGGTTTGACTTCCACTTATAAATACATCTCCAAATTTATTTAAATACTCACTATAGCTTGTTACTATTGTTGGTATACCAACTGGTCCTTTAACTGTAGGTCCGATAATAGCTGCTCCGGCTTGTGCAGGTTGTTGGGTTATGAATGTTTGATCATTCTCTATGGCTAATACACCGGGTGATAATAATATTTCTTCTGGCATGGTTGTTTATTTATAAATATTAGGAGATAGAGGTAATTTCACCATTTTGAGGGTTAATATTACATTTCCCATATTTTTCAAATATAGATTGTGTAAAAGTTTGTTCTTTTTTAGATACTTCGTTTAAAAATTGTTTTGCTTTTTCTTTTCTTTCATTCAATTGTATTTGAATGAGTTCAATTTCTCCAAGTTCCATGATAACTGTTTGAGTTTCATCTTGGATGGTTTTTAAAGTTTGTAGTTCTTCTTGGTTTAAAACTTTGTTTTCTGTAACTGTTTCCATTTTTTATTTATTTTTTATATTATGA